GATTTGGATTTCTTTGATTTTTTAGATTTCTTGGTGGATTTCTTGGATTTGCGCTTACCTCCTTCAACTTGAGTAGCAGGAGCAGGACCAGCAGGAGGAGGAGTACCAGCAGCAGGAGGAGTACCAGCATCAGGAGGAGGATTAACAGCAGGAGGAGGAGTAACAGCAGTATTTGCTTCATCTTTTGTTAAATAACAATTATACTCTTTATCTGCATCTGCTATAAATCCTTGAGGCATTGGAATATTATTAATTGTTTTTAATTTTAATGAGCCTGCTTTTTCTTTTGTTGGTTCAGTAAAGGTAGATACAATACCTGTAACATCTGTTTCACCAATTTTCTTTAGTGCTGCGGGAGCACCAATAAACGGCATTCCCCCAAGCGAGGCTGGAGTAAACCATCCGTTTACGACTTTTTTTTCATCGTTTACAATAAATAATTCAATAGGTACTGCTTCTCCACCTTTCATCATTTTTCTTCCTTTTTTAGATTTTCCTTCTTTTCTAGAACGAGCCATAGTATATATTTATCCGAGATATTGTTCTATTTTTATAATATAATCCATTATTCATTTTCTAAAACCAGTTAAAAACTTCTCCCCATATTATCCTAAACATATGCCTTGTCTTCTTATCGTCGATAAAACTGGATCTATTAAAGAATTAAACGTAAAATCCTTTTCAGAAGACGAACTCTATAAAAAAGCGGGATTTAAAAATACAGATGGATTTGAACTAAAAACCTCTTGGGATATCCAATTACCAAACTCATCCGATCCTTCTAAAACAAAGAAATATTTCATTTGCGTTTATGGTAAAACCAAGGGCCGTGCTGGACAAGAAAATAAATACGATTTCCCACCACCGATCGATACGACTCTCTTTTTCGGATCGTGTATCCTCGTAAATCAACCAGAGGGCGAAGACGTAGGTTCTCTTACTAAATCTGAATGGGAGAAAATCTACGAACATCTGTTCGGTGGATTCGAAGACTTGGGATCGGAAGATTCAGAAGAATCTGAAGATGATTCAGAAGATGATAAAATCCCGAAAACAAAATCCGGATATGCTAAAGATGGATTCGTTGTCGAGGATAATGAAATTGAGAATCTATCCGAGGAGGATTCAATAGATTCAGATGAATCAGAAAAAGAAGCAGTGGAAATAAAATCGAAAAAACTTCCTAAATGGGCGATAAAATCTACAGTAAAACCACAAAAACAAAAAACAACGAAAAAGAAGACGGTATTTGAATCGATTGAAACGGATACTGTAGATAATTCGAACCAAGAGAATACTGTTTTAGAATGTTCGAATGAATTAAAAGAAGAGGAATATCTATAAAATTATCAGTATGACTAAGAAAATTGATTTAAATATTCGATATTATAATATTTTATATTATCGTCATCTTCATTTATTGATACAATGTCTTATTCTATTAAAAATCCTACCGAATTTAGAGAGAAAGTATCATCAAATCTTTTACGAATATATTCGTCGTTTTCTCATATACCAAATTTCTTTATCAATCTAGAAAAAGGTATCTTTAATTATGCAATTAAAGAGGCAACTTCTAAAAAAATCATTAAAAAATGGGAGAATCCGTTTTTCGTACAACTTTATACAGATCGTTTAAGAACCGTGTTTTTAAATCTGAAAAATGGGAGTTTCCGTGAATTGGTTCTGACAGATAATATTGAACCACAAACAATTGCATTTATGACCCATCAAGAAATGAATCCTAGTAGATGGACATCTCTCATACAACAGAAGATTCTTCGCGATAAATCTAAATTAACAACGAATATTGAAGCCAGTACGGATATGTATACCTGTAAAAAATGTAAATCGAAGAAATGTACTTATTATGAATTACAAATAAGGTCAGCGGATGAACCTGCTACGATTTTCGTGACGTGTTTAGATTGTGGAAAGCACTGGAAGGGGTAAATGTAAAAAGGGAACCAGAGGTCAAGACCCACCTTCTGCTATATCTAAGAAAAATATTAAAAAATAAATATAAAAATGAATCGATATATAATGCTAATGGAAAGGATTTCTATAGAAAATCGTCTTGATTTTAATGAATTCATGTATTGTGAAGGTTGTATAAATCCTTATTATAGAGGGAGATTACATGGACTTATTACATGTGTTATACCTATAGGATGGTATTTTTTATTACTACAATGCCAAACCGATTTTAATAAACTTATTTATTCAATCTATATGTCGTGTAATCTACTATCTTATTTTTCCAGTTATATTTGTCATAGAGAATCATATAAATATGGACCAGATATGGAGAATTTATTAATAAAACTAGATCGTTTTTGTATATTTTTAAATATAGCCGGAAATTTTACACCTGTTTCAGTATTTTTCTTGAAAAAAACAGGTATATATTTTATTACATTATTATGGGGAGGCGTTATTTTTCAATATTTTAAAATATTCTATTATAATAAATCCGCTTGGTGGGAACCCCTTGCTTTTGGTGCTATAGCATTATTTTTTACAGAAGAATTTTATGAGACGATGACTCTATATGAATTTTGGATGACAATGTCTTCGTATGTTGCTTCAATTATAGGAGGTATTTGCTTCGGATTTCGTATTCCAGATACTATCCCTGAAATATGGGGGTATCATGAATGGTATCATTTATCTGTTGGAATCGCATCAGTTATAGTATATTGTATAAACTATTCACTTTCTTCGCATAATCTTATATCTTATGATTTCAATAGAATGAGTGTCTAATGGACACAACGACTGTTTTTGCCGTTGGCTAAAAACTTGACTACGTTCCCTTTCTATAGGATCTCTAAATCTCTCAGACTCCAATATTCACAACCTCCGTCTGGCAGAGGCCGTTGTATTATAAAAGGTATTTTTTTTTCTTCTAATTCCTTAAGAGCAATCAAATATCCATCAATCATTGTTTCATCCAGTTCAATAAATGATTCAGCGCCAGCGTTTAATTGTTTTGCCCTTTCGCCTAAAATTCGCGCCTTCTCATATCGCGATAAAATCGGTATTGTTTTATGAAATGGATCAATAATTAATCCATTTGAATCACGAACCAATCTTGACATTGCCTCAATTTCCTCTGTATTATGTGCTACTAATTCTGGATGATACTCTTCAATTACTTTCTTTTGGATACCCTCACTGAATTTTTGTAAATAATTTTCATCATCATCGTCTTCGTCGTTGTCATCTTCTAAATCGGCATCGAAATCAGTGATACCAATCAATGGTCCTTCGATATCATTTTCAACTGATTTAATTTCAAGATCTTCCTCTAGATCATCGTCATCATCTTCAGCATCATCATCGTCATCATTCTCATCATCCTCCGATAATTCATTATCATCATCGTCAATTGCTTTTACAATTGCTTTTTTTTGTATAGTGTTTTTTTTTCCGGATTCTGATTCAGAATCAGATATACTTTCTATTTCGGATTCATAATCTTCGTCTGCCATTTTTATACTGTTAATTACTATATATTCTATAAGAGTATATTTCTATGTTATTTCCAAAATGTAGAATCAATTTTGTATATTTTACAAAATTGATATGAATGATTCTAAAATATTTTGATATTAACTAAAATAACGATTTATAAAATGGATAATGAAGACGTAAAGAAACAAGTGATCCTATTACAAAAAACACTATCAGATACTATTTTGGAAAATTATATGTTAAATATAGAACTATGTAAAAAAAAAGAATATATCGTCTATCTAGAAGATAAAATAAAAAATAATAAAGATATAGTAGAAGAAAAAGAGGATCTAAATCATCCGAAATATTATCCTCCCCTATGTTTCAATCGAATTAAGGATTATTATGATTGGGCTGAAGAATGTGAAGAATATGAGAGAACTCAACATAAGTAGATAAATTCGTCTTATTATTTTCTACCAAAAATAATATTCGTCTTATTATTTTCTATCTCCTGTTTTCCACGTCGTATCACACGTCACACACATATATATATATTTTAGATTACTATCATCATACCTAATATATATTACCTCTGCTGGTAATTGTTTCTCCGAATCAATTACCGAATTCGTCTTACAACGATCATTTGGACATTTCACATTATAAATACGTGGTAATGTCGGATCCATTTTTGTATATTCATTAATAATATGGTTAAATTTCTGTTCACTCTGTGTAAATTGTGTGTTTAAGACACATACACCAGATTCTGAAACCATTGTATCTGTATTTCCACAAAACCGACAATAATATGTCAATTCATTTGAATTATCAGGATGAATACCTAAATAAAGCATATTGTTACAGTTTTCACAAAATCTCATTCTGAATTTATTTATAAACTATATCTATAATAAACAACTATATTTTCATATGGTTTAAATAATTCTATTTCAATTTTCTATCGATTATTATTCGTATTTGAGAGAATAGTAAAATGAAGAAAATTGAAATAGAATGAATGAACCATATGAATAAATATACTACTATTTTCATTTATAATGTACCTATTCCAAAATTCATATTTTTATTCTAAAAATATTAGACCAGCGATAAATAAAATATTAGATATAAATAAACAAAAATATAATAAAAACCGCGTTATAATAAAGCGCCGTTTTTCATATTCAAATCCAGGTGGTCCACCAAATGATCCTGAACCATATATGATGTTACTATTACTACCATTAGTGATTGGTATACATAATATCATTCATAAATATAGACGATAATACTATTTTTACACATTTTAACCTTTCAATCGCCGATTTATATATCATAATTCTGCCGAAGGCAGAATTACTGTATATAAAAGGTGATTTATCGGTTACAAAGTAACAGTTACCTAATTACATTAAAAGATGCCGACCCTCTGGGTCGGCATTTGAAATGTAAAAAGGTGTAAATATTCAAGGATATACCTTCAAAAAATATAATTTTTACCTTTTTTTACACTATTATTATTATCGAGTAATATCATAAAATTGATCCATTGCTAATCAATAATAGAATAAATATAAATATATCCGACTATAATATCTTAGAATGGATATGACCGAACAAAATAAACCACAGACAATTATAATAAAAAAACCAGGTAAAAAGAGTGTTCAAGAATATCTGAAAAAACATGCCTATGATAAATCGAAGCACCCAAATATTACAAATACGCGGATAGCGGACTCTGAAAATGGGATTTTCGGAGGTTCCTATTATATCGCAGAAGAAGAATATTCCCAATTTATTGAACTCTATGGCCAAGAAATCGTGAAAAAGGGGAAACGCGAATATTTAACAGAAAAACAATTAGAGAAGGGCGGACCAATTCTTGTTGATATTGATATGCGATTCAAGTCTGATATCAAGACCCGCCAATATACAGAGGATCATATTACCGATTTCGTCGACCTCTATTTAGGCGAATTAAAGACCATGTATCAATTTGACGAAGACACCCGATTCCCAATCTATATTTTAGAAAAGCCCCGTGTCAATTGTCTCGAAGATAAGACAAAAGACGGTATTCATATGATTATTGGTATTCAGGCTGATCGAACCACACAGATCCTACTTCGTAAGAGAATTCTTCCAGGTCTAGAAAAAACATGGGGCGATTCTCTACCATTATCGAATGCCTATGAAGATGTTTTAGACGAGGGGATCAGTATTGGACACTGTAATTGGCAGATGTATGGTTCTTCGAAACCAAACCATGATACGTATTCAGTAACGCGGGTATATGATATTACATTTGATACGAATGATAAAGAATTTTGTACGGAAATCAATGATATACAGTCATTCGATATTATAGCAAATCTATTTAAGTTATCCGCGCGATATCCGAATCATTATAGCGCATTTTTCACGAGCGCTTTTTCAGATGAGCATTCTGCATATTCGGGAAAATCGAATCCTAAAAAACGGCCAGCGATAAATACTATTACGAATTCTGTACTATCTACGCAATTATTCGGTATGGCAGGACCTGCCGTATATGCGAATATTTCTACACGAGAGCAATTAGATGCAGCAATGAATGAATATTTAGAAATGGCAGATGCGAGAAATGATAATGAAGTCCGTGAAATCTATGGATATGCGATGATACTTCCGCCTGCCTATTATCAACAAGGATCTTATGCAAAATGGATTCGTGTAGGATGGTGTCTTAGACATCTAAATCCGATGTATTTTATTATTTGGATTTATTTCAGTGCACAAATAGAAAATTTCGATTTTGGACTAGAAATACCGAAGATGTTTGAAATGTGGGATAAGACTGGTATGGTTGATAATGTGGGATTAACAAAACGATCGCTTATGTATTGGGCAAAGATGGATGCGAAAGATAAATATAAATTAATACGAGAATCTACACTGGATTTCTATTTAGAACAAACGATTGATTCACCATTATCCGCATTTACATCGGAAGATAAGAAACCGACGGGGTGTGGTGAGGCCGACCTTGTAGAAGTCCTTTTTCATATGAAAAAAGACGAGTATTGTTGTCCCAATGTGAGAGATAATATTTGGTATCAATATAAAAATCACCGCTGGTTCCAAATCGATTCCGGTACGACGCTTCGATCATCGATATCTACAGATTTACGCAGAGAATATTCGAAAAAAGCCGACGATTTATTCTTAAAAATGAGCGAATTACCAGAGGGAGATAATCGTCTAGACGCAATGAATAAACGCCTACAACGTATTGTCGCTATTATTGCTCGTCTTGGAAAAACGGGCGATAAGAAGAATATGATGGTAGAGGCAAAAGACCGATTCTACGATGGTGAGTTTTTCAACCGTCTGGATATGAATCCATATTTACTGTGTTTTAGAAATGGTGTTTGGGATTTTAAAGAAAAGATTTTCCGTGCTGGACGTCCAGATGATTATATCTCCATGTCTACAAATATCGATTATGAGGAAAATAATGAAGTAAAAGACGCAGAAATGATTAAAGAAGTGAAAACATTTATGCACCAATTATTCCCAGAAAGAGAGTTAGAGAGATATATGTGGGAACATCTTGCGTCTTGTCTAATTGGTGTTGCTCTTGATCAGACATTTAATAATTATATTGGAGGTGGTTCAAATGGTAAATCGGTTCTGACAAATCTTATGGGTATGGTCCTTGGAGATTATAAATATGATTTACCACATACTGCGATTACATCGCGTGAGAGAACAAAAGTGGGTGGATTAGCACCAGAAATTACATCATTAAAAGGAAAGCGTTATGTAGTAATGGCAGAACCTTCAAAGGGTGATGTCATTAATGAGGGTATTATGAAACAATTTACAGCAGGTAATGATAAGATTACAGCGAGGGCACCTTATATGATAGAAGCACTCGAATTCCTGCCGCAGTTTAAACTCGTTGTTTGTGCAAATCAACTCTTAAAAATCAATACGACGGATCATGGTACCTGGCGTCGTATTCGTCTTGTAGATTTCATGTCACTATTTACACCGAATCCTGTATCAGATGATCCTGTAAAACCACATCAGTTCAAACTCGTACCTGATATTGAGAAGAAATTCGATGGTAAATTCAAACATGTATTTATGGCACTTTTGATTGATATTGCCTTGAAGACTGGTGGAAAAGTGACTGACTGTGGTATTGTTATGGCAGCCAGTGATCGTTATAGACAGAGTCAAGATGTCATCGCCGAGTTTATTAACGATTATTATGTGGCTTGTCCTGGTGCTAAAATAATCAAAAAACGTGATGTTAGTCGCGACTTTGAGGAATGGCATAAGGATACATATGGATCCAGGGGTCCACCACCAAAGGATGTCTATGAATATATGGATAAGAAATTTGGAAAACAGGTCAAACAAGTATGGATGAATATTACAAAACGTATATTTGCATCGGAAGATGATGTAGAGGAGGAGGATCCTACAAATGAACAATTACCTGAAGTAGATATGGAAGATTAGATACGGGATGATTATAATATATCAAATGGTAATTCATCCAGTTTACCAGGTACTCCATCTGGGAAATTTTTTATTAATTCGTATTTATTATCACCTATTTTATTGATTTTTATTACGGATATATTTGATATAATAGTAGACGCTTGATCATATAAAATACCTCCATTTAATTGATTCCATTTTTTTTGCCAATTACTAAACGTAAAATTCATCTTTCCACTAGAACCAGTATCTGGTAATAATATAAATTTATGATCATCTAGTTCCGAAATACAATATATATTATTATTTAAGAAACGTGAAGAAGGTATCATTGGATTTGGTGAAGATAACTGTAAAAATACTGGACTATTTCCAGAAAATAAATTATTTATAATACTAATATTTAAAGAATCCCATTTATCCGTTGGTCTATTAAAAATAGTAGTCGTAATATCCGCAGTAGAAGATCCTAAAAATATATTATTTTTAATATTTACTCCACCGGATGTAACAAATGATATGCCTGTTTCATTATTCCAAAATATATTCTTATCTACAACTCCATTTGTTCCAGAACCAATTTCGAAATTAATACCGGATCCTTTATTTTCATAAATAAAATTTTTCTGGAAATTACTACCGATTCCAGCCCCTTGATCCGACCATATTCCATGGCAGAAATTATTATATATGATATTTTCTGTTATTATTGAACCAGTTGGCTGATGAATTTTTAATCCAGCACTTTCCCATTTCTGTTTTCCATAGAATTTTAAATTATTATTTCGGGTCACTATATTTTTAGAAAATATAAATGATTTTGCCATATAAGCCGCTGTTCCAGCGGCGCCATTATCACTAATTTCATTATTTTGGATAGTATGTCCATAGGATCCTGATGCGAATCCATTTTTACCTATTTCTAAATCCTGCATTTGTCCACCTTCATTTCCCCAATCGATACCGATACCATTAGCAAATCGAATAATATTATTTTGGATCGTCCAATATTTTCCAGAGCGTGTTCCTATCATACCGGCTTGTTGTGCATTCGCATTTACCCAGAATTTATTCGGGTAATGATTTGCACATCTTTCAAAAATAAATCCATCGACAGTTATATATCGAAGTCCACGAATATGCGGTGCAAATAATCGGCGTTGGTTTGTAATTTCGATTGGAGATACTGATAATTTATCCAAGCAATAATCGCCTAGATTTACATATAATAAATTTACAGATGAATCGTAAAACCATGATTTTGGCGTAGAACTCATTTCGCTATAAAAAGGAGTTTGAAGTAACATAGAATCACCTAGAAAGACTTGTCCTAAAGTATAAATCATATTTAGATCAGAATCTTTAATACCCATTGCGACTTCTGGCGCACCATTACGTCCATATGGTGTCACTATGGATGCGATTTTAAATGGATTCGCACCATCAATTGCAGAGGTATCTTTAAAGATTGAGTCTGGTATTTCACCTTTTATAATATTACTACCAGTAACTGTTCCAGATGGTTCCCACGTAACAGACCCACGAATAATCGCCTTACCTTTTTCAACAGATATATATTTAATACCTGCAGTAGAAGAACCGGAATTTACAGGACATATACGCTCTCTATAAATTCCAGGATATACAAGAATGGTATCGCCTGGCTTTACAAAATCAGCGGCTTTTGAAATAGTTTGAAATGCGGTTTCAATAGTTAGACCATCATTTGAATCGTTACCTGAATCCACAGAAATATGATAAGTAGGCATATAATAAAATAAATATATATTTTATTTTATTATTTTTATTTATATTGTTTCATTGAAAAAATCTATGTAAAATATAGTATGTGTCGTATTTTTTTCATTTTTGATCATTCTCTCAAATCTTCCGAAATAAATAAAATATTAAAACAACGGGAAGAAAAAAAATCCAAATATTGTATCTCTAAGAAAGACTGGGGACCAAGACTAGATGGTATGGGTTTAGCCTATCGATACAACGATGATTGGACAGTAAGAACATGTCCAACAGACCCGCAAATATGCGGACAAATATTAACAGATATTCCATATTCATATCCAATGATAATACACTTACGTAAGAGATGTATTTTAGAAAGATGTATAGCATCCACTGCTGAGGTAGGATTTGAAAATACACATCCATTTTTATATCGCGATTTTGTTTTCGCACATAATGGTGAATTATCGAACTTTGATATTGAGAGAAATTCCCAGAAATTAATCCCTTTTATAGATAGTTCTCTTAGAGAAAATATTATTGGAAAAACAGATTCAGAACAGATGTTTTATTTATTATTGACAATTTATAATAAAACAATTTTGGAAAAATCAGAAATAAAAGAAATAGAATTCAAAGAAATTCATGAAAAAGTATTACTTCCATTTTTTGAACTTCTCTCCAAACACTTTTCAGAATACTTGGCAAATATTATTTTTTCAACGCCCGATTTTTCCATGATTACGCGATATATTCATTCATCTAAAAAAATACAAAAACCATTATCTCTCTATTATTCTACGAAAAATAATAAACATGCAGGATTAATAATAAGCAGTGAACCTATTGGACCGGGTGCAAAAATAGTACCAGAACAGACAGCGATTTATGTGGATCATAAAACAAAACATGCATTTTTACAATCTATATAATTTATAAATTGTCGATTTACTTACGAATTTTCGGCATTCAATAGATTTAAAAATAAATTTAAGATATCGAGATAATAATCCATAGAGGCAGTAATAAAATCACCACTATAATCCCTGCGGAAAATCACATTTGTATCATACATAACATAAAGTGCGAAAAGTACGATTCCAAAGATAGATAATCCTAATTGCATAGAAGATAGTTTACCTGAAAATAAAGATACTAATCGTGCAATGATCAATAGTAATAAAGCACAGAATAAAAACATTCCAAATTGGTATCCAAGTTGAATACCAGTGATTAACAGACCTAATCCTAGGGCTAACATACCGGCAAATATAGAAAGCGCTCCCTGAATTGCTATACGAATTTGATTTTCATTATATTTTGTTTTAATAGATGATAATAAAAGTCCCCATACATAAGAGAATGCAGTGAATAATATTACTTTAAAAATGGATGGCATAGGAATCCATACGATTGCCATTAATAGTATGAAGGATGAAATCACAAGTAACCAAAACGTAGTTTTTTCTTTTGGATGAGATGAATTTTCCATAGTATAATAAGTAATTCCTAATTGAACGAAAAGATTCACAAATATTAGAATAAAGAATATTTTTTTTTGATTGATTACTTTGAATAATTCAGACATGTTTGAAACAGATTTGGTACCACCACCGCTTATTTTAGAACCTCCTATGAATCGGTTATAGATGCAGGAATTTGTCATTATATAATAAATAATGACATTTTATTTTACATGGGATAAATAATGACATTTTATTTTACATGGGATAAATAATGACATTTTATTTTACATGGGATAAATAATGACATTTTATTTTACATGGGATAAATAATGACATTTTATT